GTGGTCATTTGGGCCTAACCATTTATATTTTAGCTCATCGTCTGGATCTATTCTCTTATAACTCCATTCCCTTGCTTTGTTGTATAATGCCTGGGTCTCTGTCCTATAAATATTCATGGCTTGATAAGGAGGGATCCCTTTTTTTGTTAGATATGCCATTACCTGGTCTTTTGTCTTGCCTTTTAGCATGGATCTCATTATGTATGATTTAATTAAGTCACTTGTTCTTAAATTCACTCCGTCAAAGGATCTTGCGAAGAGGTCTTTTTCCACGTAGTCTACAAAGCTTGTGATGTCTGATTGTGCCTTAATTATGTTATTCTCTGCGTTTTTTATGAATTTCCTTTCGTCCATAAAAATCTTTGAACTTATCTTTTGGATGTATGCTTTTATGTCTCTTCTTGCTGAATGCCTTGGGTTGTACACTCCAGGGGTTCCAGTTGAAACCATTCCAGTGTCCTTTTGGAGATTTATGTCTTCTATTTTTTCTTTTAGGGTTTCTGCCCTGTAAATGATTAAAACATTTGTTATGTAGTCTTCTGGGATAGACCCTTGCACATCTATTGTTAGGGGTCCTATTGAGATATACTTCTCTGCGTTAAGAGCTCCTCCTTCATTTGACACCACATTTGTGTTGCCTTGCATTTGGTTCTGAACATCCCAGTTCCTTGGATAGAAGAGTTGTTCTTGGATTCCTTGCAGAGTCATTATTTCTTCTCCTATTGATGTAAAAACTTTAAGAATTGTGTCTGTTGCTCCTTTGTTATTGAATTCTACTTGAACTGCATATATTTCTCCTATGATCTCCTCTGTTTTAAATAGAGCTTTATTCTCTGGATCTAAAAAGATGGGCCCTGTATTGATTTTGTCTAGCATTGTTCATTTTTCCTTATGTACTTTCTCATCTCCTGTTTGGTTATTTTTAGTTCTTTTGCTTTTATTAGTTTCTTAGCAAAGCTGTCCTTTAGGTATTTTAAAGGGACTACGTGTCCATTGCCTTGGGGAGATTTGATGTCACAAAATTTTCCTTTTCCTCTTACTTTAATGAGGTACATATCTGTTGCTTTGTTCGTTGGAGCTGGCTGATTGGTTGAGGCTGATTGGTTTGTTGGTTGGCTAGGGGAGAATGGACTTCTATTTCCAAATGGCGAGCTTCCTTCGTTTCCTCCGAATGGGGAGCTTTCTCCACCCATTCCTGCTCCTTGTGGTGGTTCTACTGGTTCGTCTACAGGATCATATTGGAATTCCTCTTCCTCTGTGTATGTTACATTAAATCCTAATTGCTGCATCATTTGAGCATTGTTTATTTTCTGTCCTATCAATTGCTCTTTTGCTATTTCGTCTTGTTCTTCGTTTGGATTTAAGTCTATGTGATAATCCTTAACCTCTAGTTGTTTCACATACCAAGGATAGAATTCATCATTATAAATTCCTTGGCCGTCTGCTATTGCTCTGTTGGTTACAGTTATTTGGAGTCCTTCGTTGTTTAGTCCTCCACCTGTGCTTACATCTCCTTGATAAAGTGGCATAACTCCCCAACATGCTCCTATTTTTCTTGAGTATTCGTCTCTTACTTCTGTGTACTGCATTTCTTCTAAGGATCTCATGAAGTCTATGAATTGTATGTTGTTTGCACTCTGGCTATTTGCGTGTTGCTCTACTACCATCGGAGGGATCTGGTGTGGATTTCTCTTAAATTCGTCAAGCATCCAGTTCCAGGCTTTTGTCACACTTGCCGTGTTTGATGAGTTAATAAATAAAAGTCCTCTTGGTGGTCTTTGTTTTGAATAATAATTCTTGATGTAATTGTCCATATTCATCATTGTTACAATCTTCATCCAACATGCATATATCGGTGAGAAACCATAAAGTAAGGTTGGTTTGTATTTGCTGGTATGAAAAACTTCATTTTTAGAATAATAAATATAGCCTCCTTCAGGCATGTCTCCCCTATAGTATGCTTGGAACATTTCCTTGCCACATTGTGGGCAGATTTTTGTTGTTGAATTAAGTAGATCTCTGTGTTCTGGGCAAAACATTAATTTGTTTCCTGAGTTGTCCATCCCCATTCTTCCTTTTCGGTCTGCTATGATAAACATAAATCTTGGGTCTGCCCTTATGAATTCTACTGGTATTTCTGTTACTAAGGAGCCATCTTTGTTCCAGTAATAATCCTTAATGCACACGCAGTACATGTTGTCTACTATGTTTAGATCATTTTCTAGTTCTGATGATAGTCTTATTAGGTCTTGGTTGTTGTCGTTTACTGATTTAGAATATTTGATTAATCTTTTTTTCTCCTCTACATCTGGTTCTTTTAAGTCTCTTGATTTACACTCATCACATTCGTCCACTGGGTTTTGGAATTCCTTGTGGCACTCATTACATTTAAATGCATAGTTTTCTTTTACTTCATAGTTGTATCTGAATATTGCTTTTCTTAAATTTTGATGTATTGTTAGTAAAATGTCACTATATTCTGCTACATCATAAAGGGTATAATAAGAAAGAGGTTGTATTTGTTTGATAACATTATCGTCTCCTGTTATCTTGGATGGATCTAAACTTGGACGTGCATTTGATTTGGTTGGGTCCACTCCAACTAATTGGTCAACGTAGTTTTTTGTTACCTCTATTGTTTGGGGATCGTGTTGTTTTATTTCGATATTTGTAAAGGGTATTTTCATTATGATTTCCTCCGATGGTTTTAATAAGCATTACTTTTATATAAACTTTATGATTTTGTTTGTTCCTTTTCTATTAAAGTGCATTGAATAAACTCTGGTTTATTATAATTTATATTGCATAAATCTAAAACCTTACCCATTGCACCATTGCACCATTTGTGTAAAATTATATTATGTAATCTTGGATTGTCTTCTTCCATCCTTTGAAATCTGTTTGGTTCTTCTTCGAGATTAATTCCAAAACCACAACCCATACATCCTGTTCTATTTGCTTTTGTTGTTTTTAATAATTTGCCTTGTTTAATAATATCTCCATAAGCCTTACAATAATCAAGATTAAACTCTTTAATATATTTTAAAATGTCTTGTTCTGTCCAAAATCCTAAGGGATGGCAAACTTCCTTAGTAAAGTTAATACAACCATTTTGTAAGTATTCTTTTTTTCTTTCCATCCCATCAGATGCCATTGTACCTATAAAGGGGACCTCTCCTGTTTGTTTTTTGTATCTAATAAATGGTTCTTTCTTAAGATAATAACAACACCTATCCGATACTTCTATATCTGAATCAATAATACATTTCCACTTTTCAGAAACTTTAAACATAGTTTTAGATCCATCTTTCATTATTCCTGTCATTAATCTATTTCTTAGATAATCTGATTTTGTGTGTTTTACCTTATGAATAAAATTTGCTTGTTGTTTTGATGGGAAGGGTATTCCATATTTTTCCCAAACCTGTAACATAGAAATTTTGGGTTTAAGAACAATATCTGCTTTTTTTATAGCATGTTCTCTTGTATCTATTTCTGTTCCTGTATCAACAAAAACCACTTTTACATCAGGATAAAGAGATTTAACTAAATGCATCATAACCTCTGAATCTTTTCCCCCACTATAAGAAATATAAACCTGTCCATCAAATGCATTATAAAATGATTCTATTTTTCTTTTAGTAAGTTGTATCTTAATATTCATAGGAAGTCCTTGTCTTTGTGTAAGTTGCCACATTTCCATCTTTTCAATACAATCCTGTGATGTTATCGGGATCCCTTAACATCGCTATTCTTCCTGGGTTTAGCTCGTACCACATTCTCATCATGAAGTTGTCTGCCTTATCTGGGGATCGTCCCATTCTTTCTTTGATTTTGTCTTTTCCTTCCATTGCTATCTTTCCGTCTTTTTCTATATCTTTTCTTCTTATCTGCTGCAGCTCTTCTATTAATTCGTTCTTTATTCTCTCATTTCCTATCTTGGTTGCTATCTTGCCGTGATTAACATATTGGGCTAGGTAATCGTAGCATTGGCTCTTTAGGTTTACATAATTACAATTCACTACTTGGATGGCTTTTGAGTTGTTAATAAATCCCCTTGAGCCGTCTATGTGGTCTACTACTCCTCCTCCTACTCCATCGTCATCTGTTAGGATGTTGCTGTATGGTATGAATAATTGTTTGGCTATCATTTTAAGTTTTTCTTCTGTGAATTTGGTTGGAGCTTTCTTGTATTCTTCTGGAGCCATCTTCATGTTGTATTCCCAGCACTTGACATTCGTTAGGCCTTCCCAGTAAGTTATAAATGTGCTATCACGTCCGTGCCTTGCTACATCTGTTATTAAGTATCTTTCTTCACTCTCTGGGGTTGTGTTTGTGAACATGTCTAGGATCTTAGGGTAATCGAAGATTTTGGCAGGATCCTCATCGTATTCGAAGTTTCCATAAAGCAGCCTTTCTTTTGCTATCTCATCGGTCATTTTAAACAGATTGTCTCTGTAGTGATGAGGCATGTATGGATTGTCTCCTACTAGGCTTGGTATGAAAACCCTATAAGGCTCTATGGTTCCGTCCTTAGCTGGTTTGTAGAATTGAAAGTATAAAAAGTTCTTTGCTGGGTTGCTGGCAATTAATAGCTTTGGTATTAAATTAAACTCTAATAACTTAAATCGTATCCTTGACATCAGGATGTTCTTTGCTTTCTCTGTAACCTCAGAGGCCTCATCTATGAATGCTCCTGTATATTCGGAGGATCCCAGACTATCAAATTCAGGATCACTTGGGTAAAGGAATAAATCTTTTAAGTAAACTGATGAGCCATCTACGAATCCATGGGAGCCGTTGTTAAATTGTATAATAGAATTCATTGCATTGTATTTGTAGTCTTCTCCAGGCACTAGCCCAAAGTTAGAGCATGTCTCAAAAAAAGTAAGAAGGGTCGTGTCTTTAACATTCTTTAGTCTGGCTCTTCCTAGGGCCCACCTTGTTCCAGGGTAATTTAAGCAAGATTGGATTATCCAAATACATCCTAGCTTGGATTTCCCTCCTCCTGCTCCTCCTCCGAAAAATATCTCTGTGTGTATGTCATCACTCAGATACCCCATAGCTTCTGCCTGCTTATCTGTTAACATAAAAAACTTATCAGTTGGTCGGATCTTCAGACTTTGCATTTATAATGCTCCCTTTTTTTATCTTCTTTATGTCTACTTCTCTTGGATCTATTAAAATTATTCTGTTCTCTTGTCTTATGTTTGTTTGGTTTACTTCTATTGTTGGGCCATCTCGAGGTATCTTTCCTGCAATTTGTTTGATTCTCATTTGTCTATCCCATTCTTTTTGTAATACTTCTAGTGCTCTTATTCTATCTTTTTCTTGTCCTTTATTGTTTCTTACAATGGTCCAGAGTTCTTTTATTCTGTTTTGGGTGCTTAGTTCTAACTGAGAAAGAGTTTTTGGTGCATCTTCTAGGTTTCTTCTCTTGGTTCTTTCATCCCATCTTACATTTGCATCTCTTATTATTGTTGATAAACCTGTTCCTAGTTTTTCTGCTATTTGTTCATAAGTTATCCCTGCCTCTATCATTCGTATTACTGTGTCCCTTCGTTGCTCTATTTCCTTCATCTTCTTTGTTGGAAGTCTTTGCTTAATTTGTTTCTTAGGTTTCATTTAGGTTCCTTAATCTCAAATAAACAATCTACACAGATGCTTATTTTGTAATCATATTCGAATTCTTTTCCACACTTGTCACATAAACATTTTATCATATATTTGCGTACCTTGCCTGCCAGTCACTTGGCATTTCAAACATCTCATTTGTCTGTGGTTCAATTAATAGGATCTCATTCTCTTTTGTAAAAAAGAAGTTTAGAGCATGTCCTTCCATTAAGGTTGTTCCCTCTATTGGTCTGTTAACATAAATTGTGCCTATGGTTGAGTCCCTTAGGATGTTCTTGATTAATGCATAAAGGCTATAAGCATATTTCTCACAGTCGAAGTTGTCTGAATAATACTTTAGGTGCCTAAATAGATTAAATTGTAATGCTGTTTTAAGTGTGTTTAGCTCGTATTGTTTGTATGACATGTCTGTTATTTCTATCTTGTGGCTTGGCACTCCTATTTTCTTTAGTTGGGATTTAATGCTAGGGCCTGTTACTGTTCCTACTTTCTCTGCTGTTGCTAGCTCTTGAAAGCTATCAAAAAAGCCTTTAAACAATGCACTTGCTATAATCTTCGTTACATATTTTCCTATCATTTTTTCTCCTTGATGTATTTCTCTTCATAATGTTGTATGCTTAATGATTCCCTAGTCCATTTGTTATTTTGTTTAGTCCATATGTGATAAAAAATTGGTGTCTTGTTTGATTCCTGCCATTTCTTAAACATATGGAATTGTTTAATATCATGTTTTTGTGGATAATATTTCTTTTGAATGGTTGATTTGATTTCTACATTTTCTATTTTAAAAATAGGCTCTGAGCCAACAGATAATAATCTTTTAAAACATATAAAGTCTGGTGCCTTCTGACTTACTGCCACCTTAACTACATTATTGTCTCCATATAATTCTTGCAATCTCTTCTTGGATGCATACTCTCTGTCATATCCTCTTCTTTGTGGCATTTAAATCACATCTCCTCTTTTTATTTTCCTAGATGCCTCTTGATCTTGTTCTTTGCTGTCTTCCTTGATCTCCTTGTTGGGGCTTCATTCCTTGTATTTATTAATTTCTTAAGTATTGCTCTGTCCTCTTCTTTTCTTTGTCTTGATGATATTTTTTGTTTCTTTTCCATTGGATCTCCTATCCCCAAAAAGTTAGCTTTTTGTTGGATCTATCATATACCCCATGCTTTTCTTTGCTGCATCCTTTTCTTATGCATATAAGTCTCTGCACTGGGTGTTCTAGACTATAAACTGAATACCATTTGTGAAATCCTAATAAACAGAGAATTGGTGTTTTAATCTCGAGTCTCTTCTTTATGCTCCTTTTCGCCCTGCTTATCTTTGCCTGTAGTTTTATGCTTAACATTGGATTACCTTTAGTGTCAAAAGTGTCATTTTATGGTCGCTTTTTAATATTAGAAAGTGGAACTTGTATATAAATATTTCTGTTTTAGGTGTTCCATCCTACATTAAATAATAATGGTCTTGCCTTGGGTGTTATGAACTTCTTCCTGCAGGCTCTACACACTAGGTCTTCTTGGTCTTCATACTCGAATTCTTCCTGACAGTATCTGCAGATAAATTTCATCATTTTATCTCGCTCCACTTCTTCTTATCTTTCTCTCTTATTGGGTCTTTTCCTGTGAATTTTGCCCATCTGTTTATGATCACGTCTACGTACGCTGGGCTTAGTTCTAGGCAATAGCAGGTTCTTCCGCTTGTCTCACATGCCATTAAGACACTTCCTGAGCCTCCACAGGGTTCAAGCACGCTCTCGGTTGGTCTGCAGGAGTTCTTAATCATCATTAAACTTAGAGCTACTGGCTTTTGGGTTGGGTGTAGGTAGGATGTATGTGAATCCTTTTGTATCTTTATTAAGTCGCTTGATTGTCTTATTTGTGAAATCAACTCTATTAATTCTTCTTTCTTCATCTGGTTTAGCTGCTCTATGGTTGAGTTTAATATCACTGTCTTGTGGGTTCTGTCTCCGTACCAAGCATTATTTTCTTTCTTTCTGCAGTATAGTATTGGTTCATGGCACCAGTGGTAGTCTGAGTGTCCCAGAACGTGCCCTTTTTCCCATATTAATTGCTGTTTGATGGTTAGCCCTGCGTCATTTAATGCTCTCTCAAAGATTGTATGATTTATTAATGCATAGCATGTGTAGATTGCTGGTATGTCCTTTGTGTATTTTGCTACATTCTTGTATAATGCTGATAAAAATTGGAATAATTCTTCCTTTCTTAGTCCATCGTTGTCCATTACACCCCAGTCTCTTCCATCTGGGTTATTGGTTCCCTTGTAGCTTACTCCGTATGGTGGGTCTGTCCAGCACATGTCTGCCTTCTTGTTTCTCATTAATGCCTTGAAGTCTTCTTCCTTTGTTGAGTCCCCACATAATAGTCTGTGCTTTCCTAGGAGATATATTTCTCCCTTCTTGCTTTTTGGTTTCTCTGGGATCGCTGGTGTTTCTTCTATTTCTGTTTCATTCTCTCCTACATTTACTCCAAGCATTTCATCCAGATATGGTTCGTCAAATCCTGTAAGTGTTAGGTCTACATTCCCTGCCTCATTTAATTCGTTTAATAATTTGGTTAGTTTATCTTCGTCCCATTCTCCTGAGATTGCATTAAGGGATACATTTAGGATCTCTTCTTGTTCTTTGGGTAGATTAACGTAGCTTACTGCTATTTGTTTCCACTTCATTGCCTTGATGGCCTTTATTCTCTGATGGCCTCCTATGATTACATTGTGTCTGTCTGCGTTAGTATTTACTATAATTGGTTCTACAAATCCAAATGTCTTGATATTTCTTACTAGCTTATTTAATTCGTTCCTGGTTATCTTTCTTGGATTGTTCTCGTTTTCCTTTAGGTTTTTAATGTCTACCCATGTCCATTGATGGCAGAATTCACATCCTTCTGCTAGTTTCTCATGATCTTTGATTGGTTTAAAACATTTGTCACATCTCATAGTATTGCTCCCCTATCTATTTTTTCTTGTTTTATTTTTGCTCTCTCTTTTACAACATCTTTCATTTTGTTCTTGTGTCTCTTGCCTACCATGTTCGCACACTTTTGGCAAATTCTTGGATTAACATAAAATTGAGTGAAACATCTTGATAAACAGTTATCGCAGTGGAAGTCTTGGTTTGTTTTGTTTATAACCTTTAATTCTCCCCCTCTTTCAATAAATTTGTTTGAACACCTAATACATATTTTCATATCCACTGGGATTAATTTGTCTTCTTGGCATCCGCAGAAATTGCATCTTCCTTGGGGTAATGGCTTGTTATCTCTTACTGCTTCTGCCATATCTCCTGTTACTCTATCTTTAGATTTTTCGTTTATCTGGTCTTCTTCCAGTTTCTTCTTCTTAAGATATTTTTGGATCTCTGTCTTTGTTGGTTTGATCATTTGGGTTCCTTGTCATAATAGTTACCTTGTGTTTACATACACTGCAGGTTCCTATTAGTTGATATTTTATGCCTCTTCTTGTGTCTATTTCTCTTATGGTCGTGTTTGTTATTTCTGTTTTAGTTCCTTCTCCTTTGGATCGTCCCCTGTTACAAAATACGCAATATCCCTTAACCATTTTTCCTTATTGTGATAGTTAGTGTGCTTACTCTATCTATTTTGTCCGTTTCTTTTGATTTAATCTCTTCTGTTATGGCTTGCATGTCTTTTATTTCCCAATCTGTTAGAAATCTGTGCGTCACAATTAATGCTACATCTACGGCATGGCTTATTGATTTTCCTCTGGCCTTAATAAATATCTCGTTGTGGCTTTGTGCTTGGGTTTGTACCGCAAAAACATAATTTTTGTTAGGTTTCTTCCCAATAAAAACGCAATTTTGTGTGTCTTCTTGTGTACTCATTAGTATTCCTCCGCATTGCTATTAGATTAGAATGTTAGAACTACTATATAAATTTTTGTAAATTTAAGGGCCAGTGAGAAAACCCTAAGAGGCACTCAGAAATTTTCTCACTGGCTTTCCTTTTTAAAAATTAATCTTGTTCTTGTTTTACATCATGTTCTGCAGCTTCACAATTTGGGCATAAATCATGATCCTTTGGATAATCCTTAGATAATCTACACTCACATGCATCACAAACTCTATAAGTTGTTAAACTTCCATTTTTGTAATTATGTTTATCCATCACTGCCATTATGTCTTTTACTAATTCTTCAGGAATTTGTTCTTTTCCTTTTGTTTTAATCTTAATTTCCATCATTTTTTCTCCTTCATTAGTTTTTTATTTTTTTTACACTCATTGCATATATAATTTTTATATTGTGATGAATAAATCTTTCCGCATGTAGGACATCTATGTTTATCTTGCCCTTCAATATTATCATAAGTCTTTTTGAATATGTCTGGCTTGCAGGGATAGAACTCGCCGTTAATTCCTTTGATTATCCAGTCTCCCTCTGTTGCGAACACATATCCTTCAAGAGTAAGTATTGCAAATGTTGCCTTCGCACCTGAATTGTTTGATTTAGTAACTGTCCCCATGTTAGCCCCTACAAATTTCTTTAATGTTACAATAATCTTGTGGTAATACTCAAATTGTATTGCTTCTATTACTATTGGTTTTTTTCTAAATTTTTGTATCATTCTCCATTCATTCCTCCAGACTTTTGGATTTGAAGTCTCCATCATAGTCTTGATTTAGTTTCTTATCTAGTTCTGCTTCGTTCTTCTTTAAAATCCAGATCATTTCTCTTGCGTTCTTTGGATGTGTGCACCAGTAATGGTTGACATTTGGCTCTATGTGGTCCAGGTGTTTGAACTTCACTGGCTTTGTGCAAAACATACATCTTAAATGTAGTTTGTGTATTGCATCTGATTTTCCTTCTTCGCTCATGTTAATTGTCCATTTATTATTTTGTTTTATCTGCCAGTTCTTGCATTTGTTACATCTCCAGATGATGTATTTCTCAAATGGGATCATACTGGAATGTCTCCTATGTCAAGTGTGGTCTTGTTTGGATCTTGGGTTTCTTTATTTAAAACTAGTTTTTCTCCCTTTTTTGGTTTAATAAATTTAATCCTTGCATAATAAAAATTAAAAAGTTGTATGCTTCTCCAAGATACTAGTTGATTCTTTATCGACTCTGTGTTAAATATCTTTATTCCATATTTAAATGGATTCAGGAACCCAGCTATTCTTTCTGTTTTCATATGGCTTCCTGAATTTTAGTCTCTCTCATTTTTTTAGTCCTGATGCAAAAAAAGTTTTTGTTAACTCTAATGCTTGCATTTCACTAAAACCTGCTTTAATAAAACTATCATGGATTTGTTTTAATGTTTCTGCAATCTGTTTCAAATCTAAATTTTCCGCAAAGTTCATTTTTTATTAAGGTAGTAATCGTACCCTCCTCCATCTGTTGTTTGTAGGTCTTCTAACATTGGCATTATTTCTGTTAGTTTGCAGGCTGCTTTCACTGGAATAATAGGCAAAGGATAGTTTTTCTTTTTCATGTCCTTGAGGGTCTCTGATTTGTATACTTCAAATGCTATTCCCCAGTCTAGGATCACAAAGTCTGCTCTTGCATTTCCTGTGAATGTGGCCTCTGTTGCGAAGTGTAGTCCGTGCTGATAGCAAAACTCAGCCATGAAATACTTAGTCATTCTATGGTCTGGGCTCTCTGCAGGATAATGGCTGCACTTAACTGCATTAAATGTTGCTTGGCTTATCGTTCTTCTTGTTTCCATCCTCTTCTTTAGGATCTTCTGGTTTGGCATTTTCTATCTTCTCCTGTAGTGCTTTTTTTCGGTCTTGGGTTTCTTTTCTTGAGTTTATCATGTCTCCTACTATTCCACTTGCAACCATTGATTTAACTATGCTTTCAGTTATCATTATTTCTTTCATTGGTCCGAAGACTACATTTTGGTTGTTTTGTGGGTGTTTTCCATATCCGAATGGAATGGTTCTCATTAAAAAAAAGTGGTACTCACATACTGGAATTGTTATTATTTCTCCTGCCTTGGGTTTAGGTTGTCCGTTTATTACTTCCATACTTTGTACTTGTGTTTCTAATTTTTTTGGTTGTCCGCAGTTTGGAAATACACAAACATCTGACTCTACTTTTTTAATTGATTCCATTTAATTCTCCCTGATGTTTTTCTCTGTTTTGATTGTCTTCATTTCTGTCATAGTCATAGTGAGTCATTAATTCATGCCTTAGGTCTCTTCTTTGTTTTATTGTCATCTCTGGTACTGCTTCTAATAAATCACAAAATTCTTGGGTTTCCATGGTGCCTCCTTTCTTTGTGCCTGCAGTCATCTGCATGCTCTGTTTCAAAGTTTATTCTTGCTTTGCTGTTTCTTCCGAAGGGATAGTTAATTCTCCATACTGCTCCACACCTACATCTTTTCCTGCTTCCATTAGTTTTGTAAGCCATTTATTCATCCTCCTCAATGAATTCATTTAAATCTTTATTCTCTCTTTTATGGTCGCTTGAACCATATTCTTTTCTGAATTTATCTTTTCGTTTGTTTTCTTTAGTTCCCATTTTCTATGATCTCAAATATTTCTTCAAATAATGCAGGAGGGATCACTCCCCTTAGTTTAGCATTCTTTATTCCTTGTGTTTCTGCCTTGCTTCCTCTAGGTGCTGGCTCATGGCAGGGATTCCCATTTTTGCAGCATTTTCCTTCCCAGTTTAATATGTTTGTGAAGATGTCTGTGGGTTTCATTCGCTTGTCTCCATATTGGCAGTAGCTTACAGTTGTCCTTCTCCATTCTGTCAGTCCATGTTTTCTTAAGATTTGAGGGGCTATTTTCCTAAACATTCCCCTTGGGTTTTCTATGCACCAGTATTTTGGTTTATTCTTTGCTATTAAAAATGCTGTTCGCTCTAATAATTTAATTCCTAGTCTTGCTGTGTCTGTCTTTGGTTCTCTTGTATCTTTCTCCCAATGTCTGCCTATGCTTGCTACACTGAATCCTGTGCATGGTGGGCTGAACCACATAAACCAAGCCTCTCCTGGGTCATAGTTTAAAATATCTGTTACAACATCTGGATTAAGTGATTCTTCGTTGTCTATGGTTAGTGTTTTGTATCCTCTTTCTTCTGCTACCTTACTAAAACTTTTAGTTCCTGCAAAGATTTCTATTGTTTGTTTCATTTCATTAAGTTCTCTAAACTATTCTTCCCATCCCATACAGTCATGTTATCACTAGATACATAATCTTTACATGCA